CCCGCGCCCGCTGGCAGGTGGATGCGCACGCATTCTGGCGTTCCTCCGGCCAGCGGCACCTCACTCCCGACGAGCTGGCCGCGCTGCCGCCCGAGCAGTTGTCCGCGCTGTTCACCGAGCACGGCCTGAGCCAGGTCTACGACTACGAGACCCACGTCCGGCTCGGCGAGGCCCTGGAGCAGCGCGGCGCGCTGCCGGCAACCTTCATGAGCCTCGCGCCCGGCTCCCATCATCCCGACGTCTGGCACGACGTCAACCGAATGCGCACGCTCAACACCGAGCAGTCCCGCAAGGCGCAGACCATGCACGTCTGTCCGCTGCAGTTCGACATCGTCGACCGCCTCATCACCCGCTACAGCAACCCCGACGAGCTGGTATTCGACCCGTTCGGAGGCCTGTCCACCGTGCCGCTGCGCGCCCTGCACCTCGGCCGCCGCGGCCGCGCTGTCGAGCTCAACGCGGACTACTACGCCGACGGGGTCGCCTACCTGCGTGCCCACGACGCCGCGGCCAGCGTGCCGACCCTGTTCGACCTCGTCGAGGAGCTGCCGGCATGACCCCGCAGGAGTACCGGAAGATCCGACCGGGCGCGCGTGTGTGGTCGCTCCGGCCGCTCCGCAACGGCCATTTCGAAGTCCCCCCCGGCGCCGAGGGCACTGTCACCTTCAAGCGCTCCGGCTTGGACGTGCGTTTCGACCGGTGTGACACCTGCGGAGTCCGGCCGCTCGTGTCTCGCATTCCCGCTGGCCACCTGAGCGCTCAGACCCGAGGACGTGCCGGCGTGACGCACCGGGTGCAGTGGCACATCGATCGGTACGGCGTCCGCGGGTCGCTGGTGTGCGACGCGCCGGAGGGCGCCGAGTGCCGAATGGGGTGCCCGAGCGGCTGCGAGTCCTGGCCGTGCGACCACCAACCGGAGGACCAAGGCGAATGCCAGATCCTGCCGTGGATCGACAACAGCGAGGTCGTCGACTGCTACGTCGGCGAACGAGCCCCAGTGCGGGACGGCCCGATCGTCCTGGAGTGGACCGGCGAGGGATACGACTGGAGCTACCCGGCATGATCACCCGCCCGAACGGTAAGCCGTACCGGCCGCGAAAGCCGCCGGCCGGGACGTACCTGGACGACCTCGTCGGCAGCGGGGCGGTGCTGATCCTGCGCACCCACGACGTGGATGCGCACCTGGCGTGGGCCCGGGAGCTGTGGCGCCGGGAGACCGGCGAGGACGTACAGCTGGTCGGTGTGGCCCGCTGGGTGCGCCTGGTGCCCTGGGATGCCAGTGGCCACGGCGGGGACTCGACGTGGATCGGCTGCCACGGCGACGACCCACGCGGGTGCCCGGCTGTGCAGTACCACCCGGCTCCCCGGAACGGCGGCACGACTCATTGCAATAAGATCGCCCAGGTGCCGGCAACCGAGAGGGGGCGATAGGTGCCGCGTGACGCCTTCGCGGCGATCCGTTGGGCGCGCACGGTCCCGGCGGTGCGCCGCGCCGACGGCCTGCCCGATCACGTCGCGCATCACGTGCTGCTGGTGCTGGCCACCTACGCCGACCGGGAGGGCCGGGCCCGGCCGAGCCTGGCCACGCTGGCGGACGAGGCGTACGTGGCCGACGAGACGGCCAGGAGCGCCCTGGGGCGACTGCGTCGTGCCGGCCTGATCTCCCCGGCCGGCGACCACGCCGGAACGCCCGTGTGGCAACTGGCGCTGACACCGCGCGAGACGGTCACCGGCCGCGAGCAGGACGCCCGCCGGCGGCGTGCCCGCGAGCTGGCGGCCGCCCGCCAGCGTCGGTACGCCGACCGCCAGCGCAGTGGCGTGACGGTCTCGGACACCGTCAGCCCTGACGGTCTCGGACACCGTCACCTGACGGCCTCGGACACCGTCACGCCGACCACACCTGACGGTCTCGCGCACCGTCAACTGACGGTTCCGGAGACCGTCACTAACGGTTCCGCAGACCGTCAGGTGACGGTGTCACGACCGTCATCGTCGCAGGTCAGCACGGGTGTAACTGCCATAGGAACTACCAATGAACTGCCATTTGAACTGCCACGCGCCGACGAGGCTGTGCCTCGTCGAGAGCGCGCGAGCACAACGGCCTACTCGGCAGCGTTCGAGGCGTTCTGGGCCGCGTACGGCCGCAAGGGCGCCAAGCGGGCCGCCTACACCGAGTGGCAGCGGGCGACCAAGCGGGCTAACCCCGACGTGATCATGGCCCGCGTTGGGCCGTATGTGGCGGGCACTCCGGAGATCCGATACCGCAAGGACGCCGAGCGATGGCTGAAGGGCGACTGCTGGGAGTCGGCGATTGCGCCGCGCGGCCTGGGCTCTAGCGGCCAGCGGGTGGCATACCAAAGCCCAGTCGATCAATCCGAATATGACGTTTCCTTGAGAAGGAGCAGAACAGCCAGATGAACGATTTCTCTAACGAGGACTACAACCCCTTCGTGTACGACCCCGATGGGAGCTCGACTTCGGAACAGGAACGTGCGCACTGGGCCGCGACTCGCCTCAAGCGGCTGATTCCGGCGCACTACCTGGAGCGGTCGGTAACCGCGACCCATTCCGAGGTGGTCGCCTGGGCGGAGGGGGTCGCCCAGGGCCACCTGTCCAAGGCATGGACGGCGGCTGGACGCAGGGCCCGGTTCCAGGATCGCGAGCTGTCGGGCCCGTCGCTGCTCCTGCTCGGCCCGACCGGGGTGGGCAAGACCTTCGAGGCGTATGGGGCCCTACGGCTGCTCATCGAGACGAGGGGGGCGCCCGGGTCGATCATGGCCACCACGGCAGCCGACCTGTACGCCCGACTGCGCCCCCGCGACCGGGTCGACCCCGAAGCCGAGTTCGAGCGCTTCGCCACCGCCAGCGTGCTTATGCTCGACGACCTCGGTGCGGCAAAGATGACCGACTGGACGGAGGAGGTCACGGCCCGCCTGATCGACCACCGGTACAACGGCGTCCGGGCCACGGTGATCACCAGCAACCTCACGCCCGCGAACCTGGAGTCCACGTTCGGCGAGCGAGTGGTCAGCCGACTGACCGAGATGTGCACGGTCGTCGCGCTCAAGGGCGACGACCGGCGCCGGAGTCCCGCATGAGTCTGGAGGCCGACGAACCCCCGCACGACATGCAGGCGGAGATGTCCGCGGCCGGCGCGGCCATCCTGTCCGCCGCCGCGCTGGCCGACGTGACCGCGCTGGTACCGCCGGCCGGCTGGTACTCGCCCCGCCACGGCGTCATCCTGGCCGCCGCACAGGCCGTCGTAGACCGCGGCGAGGGCCTGGACCCGGTCACCGTCACGGCCGAGCTGGACCGGCGGGGCCAGCTCACCCGCGTGGGCGGCGCCCCCTACCTGCACACCCTGGTGGCCACCGTCCCCACCACGGCGAACGCCGGCTACTACGCGGAGATCGTGGCCGAGAAGGCCGCGCTGCGGCGGGTGATCCAGGCCGGCCGCCGGCTGGTCCAGATCGGCTCATCGCCGGTCGGCGACTCGCTCGCCGCCGTCGAGCTGGCCCGCGCCGAGCTGGACCGGGTCACCGCCGCGCCCGTCACCGACGAGGACTGGTCGACGCTGCTCGACCGGGTGGTGGACTCCTACGACGACGAGGTCGACCCGGGCCTACCCACCCCGTGGCCCGACCTTGACGACATCATCGGCGGGCTCGCTCCCGGCACGCTGACCGTGATCGGCGCCCGCCCCGGCGGTGGAAAGTCGATCGCACTGGCCAACATCGCCGCCCACACGGCAGCCGGCGGCATTCCCACCCTGGTGCACTCCCTGGAGATGCCCAGCGCCGAGCTGGTGCACCGCATCATCGCAGCCGAAGCCAATGTCGAGTACCGCGCCCTGCACTCCCACCGGCTCACCGACTGGGACTGGCCGCGCGTCCGCAAGGCCCAGTCGGCGATGCGAGACCTGCCGTTGCACATCGACGACCGATCCACCATCACCGTGGAGCAGATCCGAGCCACCGCCCGCAGCCTCGGCGACCTCGGGCTGATCGCCGTCGACTACCTGCAGCTGGTGCAGGGCCCCGACGCCCGCGCGCCGCGGGAGCAGCAGGTTGCCGGCGTCTCCCGTGGCTTGAAGCTGTTGGCCCGCGACCTGCACGCGCCGGTCGTCGTGGCCGCGCAGATCAACCGGGCTGCCACCACCGGCGCCGGCCGGCCCCAGCTGTCCCACCTGCGGGAGTCCGGGGCCATCGAGTCCGACGCCGACCTCGTGATCCTGCTGCACCGCGACCCCGAACGCCCCGGCGAAGTGGACGCCGACATCGCCAAGCACCGCCACGGCGCCACCGGCGTCGTCTCACTCCAGTGGGCCGGCCACTACGCCCGGCTCCGCACCCTCGCCCAAGGAGGCGCAGCGTGACCCCCGACCCCGTCAACCTGGTGCACGACGCCATGCGCGCCGTGCTGGTCGAGCGCCCCGACTCCACAACCCCTGTGTTTGTCGGCCTCCGCCTGTTGGCCCAGGCGGCCGTCGACGCGCTCCTCGGCCAGGCCGTACGCCCGACGGTCTCGGCGACCACCCCGCTCACCGAGGTCGATCGAGGTCGTATGCGCCTGGCGGACGACCTGTCCGGCCCGACCGTCAGGGGCGCCATCCTGCACCGCCGGCTGCTGCTGGCCGAGGTCGATCGGCTCACCGCCGACCTCGCCGCCGCCGAGCTCGAGCGGGACGAGAACGCAGCCCGCCTGTACAGGGCGACCTGTTCGCAGCGCGAGGCTGGTCACGTGTCCGTGTACCTCGGTGGGAGCCGGCAGCAGGAGGTGCCCACCGATGGCGCCTGACCCCTGCGTCGCCTGCGGACAGCCGTCCTACCGCGTCGGCGCCGCGCTGTGCGCACCGTGCGACGCCCAGCTGCTCGCCGACCTCACCGCCGCCCACGGGTTGTGGGACGACCTCCAGGCCACCATCGCCGGCACCGAGCGAGTGACCACCCGCCCGGTAGGTGGTCACTCAGCCGAGACCCGCATCCCGTGGACCGGACGCGCCAGCAGGGCCAGCGCTGCGGCCCGCAAGCTGCATCACGCACTCGCCGACGCCGTGATCCCCACCTGGCGCCAGCTCGACATCCGAGTCACCGTGTGCTCGCTGTGTCGTACCCCGGCCAACCGGCACGCCGAGGGTCCTGCCCCGTCCCCGCGGGAGTGGCTGGACGAGCCGGCCCCGCTCGGCCACATCAACTGGGCCGCGCCTGACGCGCTGGCCGGCTGGCTGCTGCGCTGGCGCCGCGGCCTCGACCAGCTCCCCGGCCACGTCACCGCCATCCGCCATGCCGTTCGCCGGGCCCGCGCGGCCGTCGACATCCCCATCGACGGCCGGGTGTACCTCGGCGAGTGCGTGCACCCGCTCGACCACAACCAGTCGTGCGAGCCGGACTGTCAGGGCCACCCCGAGGTGTGCGGCGCCGACCTCTACGGCACCAAGGGCGAGCCCTACGCCCGCTGCACCAGGTGCGGATCCGAGTACGACGTCCCCGAGACCCAGGCCTGGATGCGCGACCAGGTGCGCGACGAGGTCGCCCCCGCCCCTTTGCTGGCCGGCCTGCTGTCCCGTCTCGGCGTCCAGGTCACTGCCCGCGACATCCACGGCCTGGCTCGCGCGCAGCTGCTGCTCCACGCCGGCATGGACTCCGGCAAACGCCGCACCTACCGCGCCGGCGACGTGCTCGATGCGCTCGACCAGTCGAAGGAGGCCAGCTAGTGTCCGACTTGGAACAACAGCTCGGCGACGCAGTAGCGGACGACCGAATCACGGTCGCCGACGCCGACGCAGTGCGGACCTTCGCCCTGTTCCTCCAGGAGACGCCAGCCGGCGTCCGCGCCGCGATCAAGGCCAAGTCCCCCAAGTCCATCGCGGGCTGCTTCGCCACCGTCGCCGAATTTCGCACCTGGCGAAACCGCTGGTGGCCCTACGTGATCGGCGAATCGACGGAACCGGCAGCAGGATCACCCGAATAGTGTATGACACTACGCCTCGACCAACCTTGATCCGCTGGTAGTGTCATACACTATGAGCGATTGCCTGATGTGCAACACCGAGACCACCGAAACCGTCCGGGGCCGCGACGGCGACCGCACCGGCCCCATGTGCACCGACTGCCAGCACTGGTGCGACGGCAACCTCGTCGAGAATCCCTCAATGGCCCGCTACTGGCACATCGCGCACCCGTCGTGGCAGCCCGGCCAGCCGCTCCGCTGCCGCGACAGCCTCATCGCCGACGGCGTCGAGATCCCCTGGCTGTGGGACGAGGCCGACGAGGGCGTGGACGGCGACATCGTCTGCCTGTTCCCAGACACCGAGCAGGGCCGCCAGCACGCCGACTGGATGCTCGACGACCGCCCCGGCTACCACATCGTCCGCGTGGACCTGCCCGACGGCATCGAGATCACCCGCGCATCCTGGGAGGACTTCCCCGCTGTCCGCGGCCAGATCCCCGCCGAGCACCTCACCCGCGTGAACGAGATAGCCTGATGCCCCGCCCCGGCCCCCGCCGCCCCGTCATCACACTCCGACTCAGCGAGTCCGGCCGCGACTGGGTCGACCAGCGCGCCCACGACGAGGGCCTCACCATCCGCAACGGCGACCCCAACCGGTCGGAGATGATCCGCCTCGCCCTGGCCTACGCCCAGCGCCACATGCCGGAAGGATGGCGACCGTGACTGCTTCGCGGACACAGTCGCTCGGCACGCAGGATGACCCGCAACACCCGGCGCGTCCTGACCACCCTCCTTGCACGCCGAGATCTTCGCGGGCTACCGTCTGATTGACTCGGACGTTCTGTCCCCAGGTTCACCACATTAATGATGCGAGGGCCCTGGCCGGCCCCAATGAAGGGAACCGGCCAGGGCCCTCGCCTGTTCGAGCCAACCGCAACCGGTTGCACCCGGGTTCCGCGGCCTCACGCATGCGCGCGAGAGAGGTTGCCCGGCCGTGGTCCGACCGATCACCGACGAGGACCGGCGGCGGGTTCGCGAACTGCACGCCGCCGGCAAGGGTCGTAACGCGATCGCCCGCGCGCTGGGCCGCTCCGGCCAGACCATCTCCAAGCTCGCCGACGAACTCGGCCTGTCGTTCGACCGCTCGGCCGTCGTACGGGCAACCGAGGCAGCGAAAGCGGACGCCGCGGCCAAGCGTGCGGCGCTGATGCACCACTACCTCGACGACGCAGCGAAGCTCCGCCAGCGGATCTGGGAAGCCCGGGTCTACTGGGACTGGGGCGGCAAGGACCACGCGTACGACGAGAAGCACGTCGACGAGCCGATCCCGGCCGACCAGCTCAAGCTCATGCAGGCCTCGGCCATGGCCGCCGACCGCTCGATGAAGCTGGAGCTGCACGACGCGGACAAGGGCGCCGAGGACGGCAAGTCGATGCTCGGCTCGCTGGCCGCCGGCCTACAGGCCGCGTACGACCAGCTCACTGGCGGAGGCAGCGATGAGCCGTCGCCCGCCGAGGAGGAGTAGCACGCGGGTCACAGAACGGTCTCCGCAGGTCCGCGCGGCACACCTCGACGCCCTCCTCAAAACGGTCAGCGAGAAGCAGATCAGATCCATCGTCGAGTCTGCGCGGGGACGACTCTCGATCTGGGCCGGCGCCGTGCGATCCGGCAAGACGATCGCCAGCCTGCTGGCGTTCCTGATCGCTCTGTCGGCGGCGCCTAACCACGGCCTCGTGGTGATCGTCGGAAAGACGCTACAGACGATCGAGCGCAACCTCGTAGAGCCTCTCCAGGACTTCGCCCTGTTCGGCCCGCTGGCGCGGCTCGTGCACCACACCACCGGCGCCAACACTGCGGTGATCCTCGGCCGCACGGTGCACCTGATCGGTGCTAACGACGTCAAGGCCGAGTCGAAGATCCGCGGCATGACGGCGTGCCTGGCCTACGTCGACGAGGCCACCGTCATCCCCGAGTCGGTATGGCGGATGCTGCTGTCGCGGCTGTCCGTCCCCGGCGCCCGACTGCTCGCCACCACCAACCCCGACGGGCCGGCGCACTGGCTGCGACGGGACTTCCTGCTCCGCGCCGGCGAGCTGGACCTGATGTCGTGGCAGTTCACGCTCGACGACAACCCCGCGCTTGACCCGGCGTACGTGCGCGCGCTGCGGGCCGAGTACGTCGGGCTGTGGCACCGCCGGTTCATCCTCGGCGAGTGGTGTCTCGCCGAGGGCGCCGTGTACGAGGCGTGGGACCCCGACCGCATGGTCGTCACCGACCTGCCCGCCATCGTCCGCTGGCTGGCGTTGGGCATCGACCACGGCAGCACCAACCCGTTCGCCGCGCTGCTGCTCGGGCTCGGCGCCGACCACCGGCTCTACCTCACCCACGAGTGGCGCTGGGACTCCAAGCACCGGCGCCGGTCGCTCAGCGACGTCGAGTACAGCCGCGAGCTGCGGTCCTGGCTGACCAACCTCGAGGTGCCCGGCGCTCCGGGCCTGCGCGGCATACACCCCGAATACGTCGTCGTAGACCCGTCGGCCAAGCCGTTCCGGGTCCAGCTCCACCACGACGGCTGGTCCCCACACCTGGCCGACAACAACGTGCTCGGCCGCATCCGGCTCTTGTCGTCGCTAATGGCCGCCGACAAGTTCCGCGTGCACCAGCGGTGCCCCGGCTGGATCAACGAGGCCCCGGGCTACTCCTGGGACCCCGACAAGGCCGCCAAAGGCGAAGACGCCCCGATCAAGAGCGACGACCACTCCCTCGACGGCAGCGGCTACGCCGTCTACACCACCCGGGCCCTGTGGCGACCCCTCGTCCAACTACACCTGGAGCTGGCAGCATGACGGACCCCCGCCGCTTCTACCTCCACCGCACGCGCGACATCACCGGCGCGTCCGGAACCGGCAGGGTGGCCGACGGCGTGCTGTGGACCGACGGCTCCGCATCCGTGCGCTGGCGCGGCGAACACGGCTCGGTGGTCCACTGGGACCGACTCGAGTCCGCCGAGCGCGTCCACGGCCACAACGGCGCCACCATGCTCGTGTGGCTGGACGAGGCCGCTTCGTCAGCCTCCGGCGCCGGAGGCTGACGAGTGCCGTCGATGCCCCTGCCTGACGGCGACCAGCCCTGGCCGCCGAAGCACCTCGCGCCCGTCTACAGCCAGATCGCGACCTGGGCGGCGTGGTACTCCGGCGACCCGGAAGCCCTGGCCGCGATCTACGGCGGCAGCCAGGGCTACGACTCGACGGGGTTCTTCGCGTCCGAGCGGGGCGGCTGGCGCGGCGCGGTCGGACGGGCGATCGAGCGGTGGTTCTGGGGCACCCGCCTATCACAGGGTGAGCAGCGCACCAAGCTACACCTCCCCGCCGCCAGCGACATCGCCAGCACCTCCGCCGACCTGCTGTTCAGCGAGGCCCCGACGCTGACCGTTGAGGACAAGGCCACTCAGGCCCGCCTCGCCGAGCTCGCCGGCGACGGCATGCAGGCCGCCCTACTGGAGGCCGCCGAGATCGCCGCCGGCCTCGGCTCCGTGTACCTGCGCACCGTGTGGGACACCGAGGCCCGACCTGACGGCCCGTGGCTCACCGGCGTCCACCCCGACGCCGTGGTGCCGGAGTGGTCCTGGGGCGAGCTGGCCGCGGCCACCCTGTGGCGGGTGCTGCGCGACGACGGCCGCACTGTGGTGCGGCACCTGGAGCGCCACAACCCCGGCCGCATCACCCACGGCGTCTACGAGGGCACCCCGGAGAAGCTCGGCCGGCCGGCGCCGCTCACGGAGTACCCGGAGACCGCCAGCATCGACGGCCTGTCCGACGGCAACGTGGTCGAGACCGGCGTCCCCAAGCTCTTGATCGAGTACGTGCCGAACATCAAGCCTAACCGCCTGTGGCGCAACGTCCCCACTGCGGCGCCGTTCGGGAGGGCTGACATCGCCGGCACCGAGCCGCTGATGGACGCGCTCGACGAGGCGTGGACATCGTGGATGCGCGACCTGCGGCTGGCCAAGGCGCGACTGGTCGTGCCCCGCGCCTATCTCCAGTCCAACGGGCCCGGCCGCGGCGCTGGCTTCGACGTGGACAAGGAGCTGTACGAGGCGCTGGACATGCTGCCCGGTGACGACACGGGCGCACAGATCACCCTGGTGCAGTTCGCGATCCGGGTGGAGGAGCACGCCAAGACCGTCGAGGCGCTCTGGTCCAGCATCGTCCGGGCGTGCGGCTACAGCGTCCAGACCTTCGGCGAGCTCGGCGACGCGGGCGCCGGTGTGACCGCCACAGAGATCCGCGCCCGCCAGCGCCGCAGTTTCATGACGGCTGGTAAGAAGGTCCGCTACTGGCGGCCGCGGCTGGCGTCGAGCATCGAGACCCTGCTGATGGTCGACGCCGCGGTGTTCGGCAGCCGGATCACCCCGGTCCGGCCACAGGTCGAGTTCGGCGACAGCATCGCGGAGGACCCGCGCACCACGGCTGAGACCCTGTCGCTGCTGGAGACCGCCCGCGCGATCTCCACCGAGATGAAGGTCCGGGCCCAGCACCCGGACTGGGAGGGACCGGAGGTCGCCGCAGAGGTAGCCCGGATCAAGGCCGAGCAGGCCATGAGCGAGCTGACCGACCCCGCCACCTTCCGCGGCAACCCGCCAGCCGACCCCGCCGAGGAGTAGCAGCGTGAGGATCTCCAGCATCACCGACCCCGCTGTCTGGCCCCACGTCCGCGCGGTGCTCCTCACTGACCACCAGTGGTACGAGCTGATCACCGGTGAGGTCCTGCACGTTGACGACCTCACCGGTGAGGTCGTCATAGCCGCGGCCGCCGGCTCCGTGATCACCACGCTGGCGGCCATCGCGGCCGTGCGCGTGGACACCGACCAGGCTCGGCGCATCGTCGAGGAGACATCCGCCCGCCGCCGCGCCGAGCGGATGGGTGACGCCGCGCCCGATGCCCGCTGACCGCACCCTCGCTGAGGGTCTGGCGATCGAGCTGGTGCAGCTGTACGAGGACCTCGCTACCCGCCTGGCCGTCGACATCGCCCGCCGCCTGCGCGACGGCATGACCCTGCCGGACTGGGCACAGCGCAAGCACGCCGCCGTCCACCAGCTCCAGCGCGCCGCCCAGCGGATGCTCGCCGCTCTCGACGCCGACATCCTCACGGATCGGGTAGAGCAGGCCATCGGCCAGGCGTATGCCCGCGGCGGCGCTGCGGCGGTCGCTGAGCTGGCCAAGCTCGGCCGGCTCAGCGACCGCGACCAGGCCATCCTCCGCGAGGGTGTGCCGCAGCTCGGCGCCATCCAGCGCATGGTGTTCAGCCTCGTCTCGACGTTGCGGGGCACGCACCTGCGCATCCTGCGCTGGGACCTGGACGTCTACCGCGAGGTCATCGCCCGCACCGTGCTGACCGGCACGCTCGTCGGCCACGAGACCCGGCTGAGGACCGCGCAGCGCGCCTGGGAGCGGCTGCTCTCCCGCGGAGTCACCGGCTTCGTGGACAAGTCCGGTCGCGCGTGGGAGCTGGCGTCGTACGTCGAGTTGGCCACCCGCACCGGCACCGCGCAAGCGGCCGTCGAGGGCCACCTCGACCGGCTCCGGGACGTCGGCGTCGGCCTGGTGATTGTCTCGGACGCGCCGCAGGAGTGCGAGCTGTGCCGGCCGTGGGAAGGCCAGGTACTCACCCGCTCCGGGCCAGCCGGCCGGCGCACCGTACAGGCGCAGCACGCCACCGAGGACCGCACCGTCAACGTGCAGGTGCGCGGGACGGTCTCCGAAGCCATCGCCGCCGGCCTGCTACACCCGAACTGCCGGCACTCGCTGTCCGCCTACCTGCCGGGCGTGACCCGCATTCCAACCCACACCGCGGACCCGGACGGCGACGAGGCGCGGCAGCACCTGCGCAAGCTGGAGCGCCGACTGCGGCGGGCCAAGCTCCAGGCCGCGGCCGTGATCGACCCCGCCCGACAGAGCGCGCTCAACGCCCGGGTGCGCGCCATCCAGGGCCAGATCCGCGACCACGTCGACGAGACCGGCCTGATCCGCCAGCGCCACCGCGAGCGGATCGGAGTAGCGCGATGACGGACGGGCCGTACGAGCGTCTCGACTGGGACGAAGGCGAGAGCATCGGCATCGGCCACGGCGTGACCATCCGGTACGTGCAGTGGCGCGGTCACAACCCGGCCGGTCTCATCGAAGAGCACGACCGCCCAGACAACGGCCGCCGCTGCCTCGGCACCGTGCTGTTCGACCTACCTGGCATCCGCGAGGCGTTCCCAAAGCGCCACGTGTGGCAGGTACAGAGCCTCGACCCGCTGACCTTGACGCCGTCGCTGGCGTGCTCGGCGTGCGGTCACCACGGCTTCATCCGCGCCGGCCAGTGGGTGCCGGTCTGACAGCTTCCCGCCACGTGGCGGGTCGATCCCTCCTCCTGCCGCCAGGCGCGGCAGGCCGCACCACCCCAACCCCAGGCCGGCCAGGTGCCGACCTCCGACGCGTCCCCAGGAGGGCCGCAGTGTCCCAGCCCATCCCGACGCCGGCAGCCCCGCCAGCCGACCCCGCCGCCGCCCCACCAGCCGCGGCCCCGCAGCCGCCAGCGGCCCCACCCGCGCCGGCCGTCGCTCCGCCCGCGCCGCCCGCGGCGCCTCCGGCTGCACCGCAGTACGTGCCCCCACCAGCTCCGTACGCGCCACCGGCGCCGCCACCGGCTGTCGAGCCGGTCGACGACGGCTCCCGGGACATCTCCCGGCTGCCGCAGTGGGCGCAGAAGGACATCGCGGACCTGCGCGCCGAGAACGCCAGCCGGCGCGTTGCGGCCCGCACCGCGGTCGTCATGCAGCATGCGTTCGCCGCGGCGCCGACCCTCGGCGTCAACGGTCACGCACTGCTCGGCAGCACGGCATTCCAGTCAGCCGCCGCTCAGCTCGACCCAACGGCCGCCGACTTCGGCCAGCAGCTTGCCGCGAAGATCCAGGAGACCCTCGCGGCGAACGCCTGGATGACCGCCCAGCTGGCGGCGCCGACGCCACCGGCGAGGGCGGGCGGGGAGTTCTCGGGCGGACCCGGCGCGGGGGCGCCCATCACCGAAGACCAGCTGGCCAAGATGTCGCCCGCCGAGACGGCGAAGGCGTACGCCGAGGGCCGGCTCTCCCACCTCATGTGACCTGAGAGGACCCCATGGCCATCACCCGTTTCCGGCCGATCGTCTGGGCCAAGCTCCTGTTGGCCGCCACCGAGACCAAGCTCGTCTACGGGCACCCCAAGGTCGTCAACCGCGACTACGAGGGCGAGATCCGCGACGCCGGCGACGTGGTGAAGATCACCAGCATCTCGGACCCCACGGTCGCGACCTACACCCCGAACTCGACGGTCATCACTCCCCAGGAGCTGACCGACGCTCAGCGAAACCTGGTCATCGACCAGAGCAAGTACTTCGCGTACAAGGTGGACGACGTCGACCAGGCACAGGCCGCCGGCAACGTCATGCCGCAGGCCACGGCTCGCGGCGGCTACCAGTTCGCGAAGACCGCGGACAGCTACGTCGCCGGCCTGTACACCGGCGTCTCTGCAGCCAACGCCATCGGCACCGTCTCCGTCACCACTGGCGCGCTGGCCTACACGCAGCTGCGGCTCCTGGCGCTCCGCCTGGATGAGGCGGACGTACCCGAGGACGGCCGCTACGTGGTGGCCCGCCCCTGGTTCTGGTCGCTCCTGCTGGAGGAGACCAAGTTCATCGACGCCGCGGCCCGCGCCGACGGCGGCCAGACGCTGCGCACCGGCTGGGTCGGGCACATCCCGACCCTGGGGTTCGACTGCCTCAAGTCCAACCAGGCGCCGCTCGTCACTGGCAACGACTACGTGGTGCAGGCCGGCGTCCCACAGGCGATCACCTTCGCGCAGCAGATCAACAAGCTGGAGGCCTACCGGCCCGAGTCTTCGTTCGCGGACGCCGTGAAGGGCCTGCACCTGTACGGGGCCAAGCTCGTCCGCCCCGACTTCATCGCCACCGTCATCGCATCGCAGGACTGACCGGCATGTGGGTCAACTGGTTCACGGGCTCCACCGTTCGCGGCCGGGTCCGCGTCGACCACCTCGTCGCATTCGACACCATCCTGAACGGGAGCTGATCTTTCATGGCACGCACCGCCATCACCCCCCGGGCGCTGGTTGCCAACGGCAGCCTCGACAGCGTGACGGGTCCCACCACCATCGACGCCACGCTCGTCACCAACGGCGTGGTCATCAACTCGGCCGAGCCCGAGCGCACCATCCTCCGTGTCGCGAACACCGAGGGCTCCACCAACGTGGTCACCGTCCGCAAGGGCGACAACCCGCCCGCGCTCGCGGCCGGCCAGGGCGACCTGGCGGTCACGATCGCCGCGACCACCGGCATCAGGTACCTGGGCCCGTTCGAGTCGGGCAAGTACCTGCAGAACGACGGCTCCATGGAGATCGACTTCGAGACCGGGATGACCGGCACGATCGACGTGCTGCTCATCCCGCGGGCCACCTGATGACCACCCCGACGCCGGACACGGCGTGGTTCCGCTGCGAGGGCGGGTGCGTCCTGGAGATGGACCTGCCCCTACCGGAGGGCATCGCCCAGCGGGTGCAGGCCGGCGCCATCGTGCGCGTCAACGGCCCGGACGGCGACCCCTACATCCCCGCGCCGGACTCGCCGCCTGCGCCTGCGCCGCCCACCCGCCGGCCGGCGGACAGCGCCCGCAAGCCGGAGTGGGTCGCCTGGGCTGTGGTATGCGGCGCCGCCCCCGAGGTGGCGTCCGGGATGACCGCCCAGGAACTCAAGGACCGCTACGGCAGTGCCGTGCCGGCCGAGCGGGTCCCGGAGAGCTGACCCATGGGCAACGTCGTGATCAACGTCGCCAAGGGCAGGCTGGCCTACTACGCCAGCCTGCCCGCGGCGACCGACGCCCTGATCGTGGTGCCGCTGCTGGCCGCCGGACTGGTCTCCGACGCCACGATGGTCGACTACACCACCCTGTCCGGCCTGCTGGCCGGCGCCTCCGACGAGGCCGCCGTCGGTCGCAAGACCCTGGCCAACGTGTCGGTCACCGTCGACCAGGCCAACGACCGGGTGGCCATCGACGCCGACGACGTGGTGTGGACCTCGCCGGGCGGGGGCGCCGTGGGCGCGGTGGTGATCTGCTACGACCCGGACACCACCACCGGCACCGATGCGGACCTCATCCCGCTCACCAAACACGACCTCACGTGGACGCCGGACGGGTCGACTTTCACGCTGACGATCACCGACCTGGCGCGTTGTAGCTGATGAGTGTCCGGTTCGACACGGCGTCCGACCGGGTCAGCTACACGGCGAGCAACCCGCCGGCCCCGTCGACCGGCTTCACGCTCACGGCGTGGGCATACCTGTCCGCCGACCAGAACAACAACACCACGTTCGCCCGCCTGCATGCCGCAGCCGGCGGTTCGACCGTGGCGACCCTGGCCACCAGTAGCGACGGCACCGGCGGCCCGAACTACTTCACCGGCGGCGGCTCGGTCACCAACGCGACCGGGTTCGTGGTCGGCGAGTGGCGCAAGGTGGCGTGGTCCGCGTCCGGCACGACGGGCAAGTCCTACGTGGCCACGCCGGCCGGGAGCACCGAGGTCGACTCGGGCACGGTGGCCACCGGCACGGCGCCGACAGGCCTCACCCTCGGCGGGCGCTCGGCGGGTGACGCCAGCGAGTGGCTCGACGGGCGGTTGGCCTACGTACGGCTCTGGTCCGCCGAGCTCTTGCAGGCGGAGATCGAGGCCGAATGGGCGTCCACCACGCCGGTGCGCACGTCCGGGCTGTGGGCGGACTGGCCACTTTCTGTCCATACAGACCTAACTGACCACTCCGGCAACGGCCGCAACCTGGTCGCCGGCTCGACCCCGACGACCACCGAGGACGGCCCGCCGATCGCCTCCGGCGCAACCCTCGGCATCGCCGTCGAGACCTCGTCCGCGCTTGCTCTGGTCGGCGGCAAGTCCGCCGCGCTGGGCACCGCACTGGAGATCGCCACGGCGCTGGCTCTGGTCGGTGCGAAGTCGTCCGCGCTCGGCACCGCGCTCGAGGAGGACGTCGCCCTACCACTGGGCGCGCCCCTGGTCCCCGGCGTGCACGTCGCGTCCGTGTCGGTCCCCATGCTGGCCACCACGGCGGCCCTGGCCCTCCTGGAGGCGTCGTGACCGAGCAGGACACCGGGGACGTCGCCACCCTCACCCTGACCGTCACCCCGTCCGCCGGGGACACCACTGCCACCGTGCTGGCAACCTCCCCGCTCGGCGCCACCAGCGCGCCGTCAGCGTCCCCGAACGCGGACCGGTCGGTGTGGACGGCACTGCTGCCGCTCACCAGTCCCGGCACCTGGGTGGCGGTGTGGACGGTTACCGGCACCGGCGCCGGGGTGGAGCAGCGCGACGAGATCACCGCCCGCCCGGTCCTGCCGGTATCCACCGGCCAGCGGGTCTACGCCACCACCGCCGACCTCGCCAACTACCTCGAAGCGGCCCCACCCGCGGGTGCTCGCCGGCTGCTGCGGCGCGCATCCCGCCGCGTCGACCAGGCACTGCTCACCGCCCTCTACGACACCGACGACGACGGCCTACCCACCGACGTCAAGATCACCACCGCGCTGCGGGACGCCACCTGCGCACAGGTGGAGTACTGGGCCACCTCCGGCACCGACCCAGGTGGCGCAGACGCCGTCTACGACGACGTGGCCATCGGCTCGGCCCGACTGTCCCGCCGAACCACCAGCGGGGCGCCGGCCGGGGTGCGGCTGTGCGCCGACGCCGCGGAGATCCTGCGGCTGGCCGTCGACTCATCCGGGCTGCCGCTGCTGTCCGACACCATCATCAGCTACTGCTGAGGAGCCAGCGTGATCTACGAGTACTACCGGGACGGACGGCTGGTCGAGCGTCAGGAGCCGCTGGACCAGCCCGGCGACGCGGGCGAGACCGCCATCCAGCTCAAGGTGCTGGCCCGGCGCGAGGCCGGCCAGCGCGACGGCTGGTACTGCGAGGGCGACTGGGCTGCTGCGGAGGACGAGCGCGCCGCGGCCGAGAAGACCAGGAAGCGCGCGAGCAGCAAGACCCCGACCACCACTGACGGCCAGGAGTAGACCATGGCACTGTCCAGCCGCTTGACCGTAGCCGTAGCCGCCGAGGCGTCCCTGGCAACCGACCTGGCCAACGCCGTGGCCCCGGTCGCGCTGTCCAAGGCGATGACACTGCTGACCGGGGTCGGCGCCGATCAGGCCGACAAGATCTTCGCCGACAGCCGCTCGGTCACGGCCAGCACCACGGACAGCCTGGACGTGGCCACCGGCGGTGGCCTCACCGACGTACTCGGCGCCGCGCTGGCGCTGGTCAAGGTCAAGGCCTTGGTCATCGTGAACACCCACGCCTCCCAGGCCCTGTCCTACTCCCGGCCGGCGGCCGGTGTGCCGATCCTGACCGCCGCCTCGGACGCCGTCCCGATCCCGGCCGGTGGGGTGCTCGCGCTCGCGGCGCCGGGTGCGGCGGGCCTGGCCACCGTCACCGCGACCACGGCCGACCTGATTGACATCGTCAACGGTGCCGGCGTGACCGGCACCTACTCGATCGTCATCATCGGGACGTCGGCGTGACCGTAGGGCCGGACATCATCGCCATCCTGCGCGCCCGCGGGCTGGTCACCACCATCACCATCGAGCCCTACGCCGGGCAGGGCGGTTCCGGGCCCACCTACGGCGCACCGGCGGCCATCGAGGCGTACGTCGAGGCTGCGCGTCGGCGGGTCACCAACACAGTCGGCAAGCAGGTGCTCAGCTCGACCACCTGCTACTGCCGGCTCGGCACCGACGCCCCGCCCGACTCCCGGGTCACCGTCGGCTCCACCGTGACATACGTGCTCAGCCAGACCGTGCACGACGGCGCCAGTGCACCGCTGCCGTCCCACGTCGAGCTGCACCTGGTGTGAGAGGAGCGACGTGGGCGCCAGATACACCAGCAACACCGACGCAGCCCGTCGCGCCCTACACAAGGGCGCCGTGCGGGGCCTGACGCTGGCCGCCGAGCACGTGCTAGGCGCCTCCCGGGCGCTCGTGCCGCTCGAGGAGGGCACCCTGGAGCGCTCCGGCCACACCGACGTGGACGCTGCCGACCTCACCGCCGCCGTGTCCTACGACACCCCGTACGCGGTCCGCCAGCACGAAGAGTTGACCTGGCGACACGCTGACGGTCGGCAGGCGAAGTACCTGGAGACGCCGCTGGTCGCCGAGGCGGGCGCGGTGCGGAGCATCCTCGCCGCTGAGCTGCGCCGGGTGCTGCGGTGACCGATGACGAGGCGCTGGCGCAGCTGCTGGCCGAGCGCGGCCACGGCGTCTACACCACCCCGGCCGGCGGATCGATCTTCCTTGGCCGGTTGCCGGCCGCCCCTGACGAGGCCCTGGCGGTCACCCCCTACCCGGGTGCTGCGGGGGATGCGGGCATCGGATACGACCAGCCCCGCTACCAGATCGCGGTCCGCGGCGGCCAGGACTACGCGGTCACCCGCGCCCGCGCGCAGGCCGTCTATGACGACCTGGTCGGGCTGACGTCCCGCCAGCTCGGCGACGCGTGGCTGGTGCTCATCGCCCCCGTGCAGTCCGGGCCCGTCTACCTGCCCCCCGACGAGCACGACCGCTGCCAGTTCGTGATCAACCTCGTCCTACACCTGCACCGGCCGACGGTGCACCGGATCTGACCAGGAGCCCGCACATGGTCATGCAGTACGTCCCCGCCCGCGACATGGTCGTCCAGGTGCTCCAGGCCGACGGCACCACCTGGACCACCGTCGAGGGCCTCAACAGCATCGGGTCGGATCCCGCCGCGAACGAGGCCATGACTGAAAAGACCACGTACGGGTCGGCCGGGAGCTACGAGTCGATCAAGATGCAGGTAGGGCACTCTCTGGAGCTGGCCGGGCTGCTGAGCAAGGACTCGGTCACCGGCGCGCTAGCCAGCGGGCAGGCCCGGATAACCACCCTCGCCGCCCTGGTCTCCTACGCCGGGCTCGGACAGGTCCGGTTCCGAGAGAGCGGCACCACCGACACGCAGTGGATCAAGTGGGCCGAGGCCACGTTCAGCCGCGGTGCCAGCAATGGCGCCAACAACGACCTACGCACGTTCGCCGCGACCCTCGGTCGCAACAGCACGGCCACCCTGGAGGCCGTGCTGTGACCGCATCCCTGCGGGCCGTCGTGCCCATGTACGACGAGCCTCCCGCCGCTCTCGGCGACGATCAGTCCTGGGACGCGTTCTGGGCCGAGCGGGCACCAGCCCGCACGACCACGATCCGCGGCGTCGTGGTGCGCATCCCGACCGGCATCACCATCGCCTACCAGCGGACCATCCGCGAGATGGTCGACCAGGCCGGCGTCGAGGGATTCGCGCCAGTGGCGGCGGCTCTGCTGCGCGCGCCCGACGGCGCCGAGATTCCGGACCTCTGGGCGCGCTGGGACGCCGCCGGCATGGAGCTGCCCGAGCTCCACGTGATTACCACCTGGGCGATGGCCCACGCCGCCGGTAACCCGCTCACCTTCGCGCAGGCCGTCGAGGCCACGCGGGACGCGGGAAAAGCCCCGGCGCCGACCGGGACGCCCTGATCCGACGGTACTGGTGGGCGGTCGAGGCGAGCTTCCAGACCGCGTACGGGATCAGCGGGCAGGAGATCCCCGGCCTGACCGTCCGCCGCTTCAACGTGCTCCTGGCCGGCCTGCCGCCGGACTCGGTGTGGCGCCTGGTCACCGCTGAGCACCAGTCGCCGCCGGAGTTCCTCCCGGCGGCGGCGCGCCCGGCCCTGTTCGACGCCCTGCGAGCCGACGCGAGGAGGCCGGCGTGACTCTCACCGTTGGTAGCCTCGTCGCCTACCTCGACGTCAAGGGCGACGCGGACCGCGAGCTGGCGGCCTTCGACAAGGACATGGCCACCCTGGAGGCCAAGACCAAAACCCACGTCGACGGCATCGAGCGCCAGTTCAAGCGCACCGGCACCGCCGCCGCCTCGGCGGGTGCGTCGATGCAGGAGATGGCCGACAAGGTCACCGCCGCCCAGAAGCGGCTGACCGCGGCGCACGACGGCGAACGCGACGCGCTCGCGAAGGTGATCGCCGCGTCCAATGACCTGGACTTCGAGCGGATCGGCGGGGACACCGATAAGCTGACCGCGGCACAGAAGCGTCTGGACAAGGCGCTGGCCGGGGTGGCGAAGTCGCAGAAAGACGTCGCATCCGCGTCGAAAATCCTGGGCAAGGTGCAGGCTGAGTTCGCCAAGGCCGGCGAGGAATCGGCGGACTCCTTCAAGCGGGGCGCCACCAGCCTCCTGTCCCGAATCGGCCCCGGCCTGGCCGTAGCCGCAATACCGGTGGCGACGCTGGCCGGCGGGGCGATTGCCGGCGCGATGGTCCTCGGCTTCGGCGCCGGGCTCGTCGGTCTCGGCATCGCCGCGGGCGTCCAGTTCCAGCACGTCCGCGACGAGTGGTCCGAGCTGGGTAGGCACATCCGGGACGAGTCCAGGGCCGTGGGCGAGCCGTTCGCCCAGGCCATGATCGACATTCGCCACCAGGTTGGTGAGACCGTCGACTTTTTCGTGCCGGCCCTGACCAAGGCGTCGAAGCTGCTGGCGCCCGCTGTGTCGGAGTTCAGCGGCATCATGCTGAACTCCTTGCGGAATCTCGAGCCGGCCATCGAGCCGATCACCCGCGGGTTCAACAGCCTGCTCCGCGCGCTCGGTGACCGGATGCCCGGCGTGATGGCCAAGGTTTCCCGTGGGATGACCAACCTGGCGGAGTCGGTGGAGAAGAACCCTGAGGCTCTGGCCGACATGGTCGACGGGCTCGCCTCTGCCACCGAGGCCTTCCTGAACTTCCTGGCCGCCCTGAACAAGGCGTACACCCCGGTGCGCAACGTGGTCGGCTGGCTGGCCGATCTCAATGACAAGATTGTTGACCTGACCGGGCAGGACGACGATCTTAAGTGGCACAAGGACCTGGCCGAGACGCCTCCGGTCGCGGACGCCGCGACGGAGGCACTGGACAAGACCCGGCAAGCCTCGGCGGACCTGGCCGCCGCGCAGGAGGCCGCCGCGGAGGCCGCCGCCGAGCACGCCCAGCGGCTGGAGGACCTCGTCCAGGCCAGCGACGACGTGATCGGCAGCCAGTTCGCCCTGCGGGACGCGATCGACGCCGCCGAGGAGGACTTCGCTGCGTACAACGATGCGCTCAAGCACAACAAGCGCAACTCGGAAGCGGTCAGCGACGCGCAACTGGCCGCCGAAGAGTCGGCGTATCGGGTGGCCACCGCGGTCCGTGACGCGGCGCTGGCGCAACAGGAGGGGTCGGGGAAGGCGCGCGACCTGGCCGGCGCCAACATCGCCGCCCGGGACAAGCTCCGCGAGCTGGCGAGCACGGCCAGTGGGCCGCTGCGGGATGCGATCTACGGGCAGATCTCGGCACTGGACCAGCTCATCGCGAGGCTACGAAGCATCCCCGGCACGTACGCGGCGAAGGTGCAGATCACAGTCAGCCAGACCGGTCGCTACACCGGTCCGGCGCTGGGCGCTCTGCCCGCCTTCGCCCGCGGCGGCTCCATTGGCCCTGGTCAGATGGGCCGCGTCGCCGAGACCGAGCCAGAGATCCTGACGACCGCCGGCCGCTCCTACCTGATGATGAACAATGCGCCCGGACACATTACTCCGGCCAGCCAGCTGGGCCCTGGGGGTAGCCCCGGGGGCGGTGGCGCGAGCGAGATGCGGATCACCTGGGACGGTCGCGGCCTGTCCGGGATCGACCGGGCCATCTGGTCCTGGATCAAGGACAACGTGCGGTTCGAGGGCGGCGGCGACGTGCAGGTCGCCCTGGGTAGGCGGCGCTGATGGCCTGGCCGGACACCGCGCACACCGTCCTGGCCGAGCTGTTCCGCGGCGGGTCATGGCAGGCGTCTGTGGTGCGTGAGGGGTCGCTGAGCCTGACCCACGGCGCCACGTCGGGTGATACCGGGGATGCGGCGCCGGCCGCCTGTCGGTTGGTCCTGGATGCGAAAGACGGCGCGCTGGCGCAGCTGCCGCTCGGCACGTCGATCCGCGTGAGCGTGGACGGCTCACAGCGGTTTGTGGGCGTCGTGACGTCGCGGTCGCTGTCCTGGGACGGTGGCAGCGGCACGGCGTGGCTGGCCGTGGTGGCGTCGTCGGAGCTGGCCCGGCTGCGGGAGTCCGGCGCGCCGCTGCGCGACGCCTACCACCGGTGGGTGCTGACGACCTCACCCGTGGCGTTCTGGCCGCTGGACGACGGGCCCTTGGCCACGGTGGGCGTGCCACTGGCCGGGCCGTACCCGATGATGCTCTCGCCGCGGCTGGCGACGAGCAGCTACTGGGGTCAGGGCGACCTGGGGCCGGTGTTGGACCGCGGTGTGGCGCTGCACGGCGGCGACAAGCTCGCCGCGTCGGTCAACATGGTCGCGGCGTTCAGCGACCGGTGGGCGGTGGACTGGGTACGCGCCTCCGACCACGCCTCCGACGCCACGCTGGAGGTCTTCCAGCAGTATTTCGGGTCCTGGCGGGTGACCTTCCAGAGCAACACCGACACGGTCGTGACCAGGCCCGATGGCACGACCGTGGGGACCGGCATCCTGCCGGCGGAGGAGTACGGGTCGGCCGTGGACTCCGGGCCGCACCACATCCGCTTCGCGTGCACGCAGGCCGGTGGCGACGTGGCATTCACCGTGGCCGTCGACGGGGTCACGGTGATCTCCGACTCCTACACCGCCCACACGTTGCAGCCGGTCGGGCTGGTCGAACTGACCGACCTCACCGACCACGACCAGAAGCACGCGCTAGGCCGGGTGGTGATCTACACGACGGCGCCGGCCGTGACGACTGCGGCGCAGGCCGCGTTCGGGTGGGCCGCCATGCCGGGATTGTCGCTGGCCGCCGAGGTGGCCGGCCGGCGCGCGGAGAGGCTGTGCGACGAGGAGGGTGTGACCTTCGCTGGCGTTGGGGACCTGGACGACACGCAGGCGATGGGGCCGCAGCCCGCCGGGCTGTCGCTCGTCCAGCACCTCCAGCAGTGCGCCGACGCGGACGCGGCAATGGTCTACGACGGGTCCGGCGGGGTCATGTTCCGCGGCCGCGCGGACCTGCAAAACCAGTCCGCGGCGCTGGCGCTGACCTACAGCACCCGCGGGCACGTGAGCATGGCAGCCCCCGTCGAGGACGACCACGTCGTCAACGACGCCACGGTGACCCGCCTGTTCGGGCCGGCCGTGCAGGTGCAGCGGACCACCGGCCCGTTCGCCGTCTCGGTGATCGGCTCCCGCAGCGCCACGCCCACGGCCAACGTGGCCACCGACGAGCAGGCCGGGCACCTGGCCGGGTGGCTGGTGCACGTCGGCACCGTCGGTGAGCCTCGCTACGAGCTGCACTTGGACCTGTTGGCCCTCGCCGGCACAGCGCCCGCGCTGGTTACCGACGCGCTGGCCGTCGCGATCGGGGACCGCCTGACGGTGGCCGGGCTGCCGATCTGGTGCCAGCTGCCGACCGCTGATCTGTTGGTCGGCGGCATCACCGAGTCCGTGCCGTCCGCGGTCGGGTGGGGCCTGGTCTACGCCTGCGTGCCCTACACCCCGTACGAGGTCGGCGAGCTGGACACGGCGTGGCTGGACACCGACGGCGCCGCGCTGGCCGCGGGCATCACCAGCTCGGCGACCTCGCTGTCGGTCACGGTGACCGGCCCGCTGTTCACCACCAGTGGCGGCGACTACCCCACGACCATCCGCATCGAGAGGGAGGACATGACCCTGACCGCGGTGTCCGGTGCCAGCTCGCCGCAGACGTTCACCGTCACCCGCGGAGCCGGCTCGGTCGCGCACTCCTCCGATGCAGCGGTGACGCTGGTGCACCCACTGGTGGTGACGCCGTGAGCTACCCACCCGCGGCCGTCGTCGGCCCGCAGCGCGCCTCAGCGCTGGACGGCTACCGCCACCTGGGTGTGTACAAGACCGGGGACACGTCGCGCACCTCGACCACCACGCTGACCGCGGACCCGCACCTGTCGATCGCTGTAGCGGCCAACGCTGTCTACACGCTGGTCATACGCCTGGCGATCAACGCGGGCGCGACGCCGGACTTCAAGTGGGACCTGACCGCACCGGGCGGCGCGACGATCAGCGACTACAGCTACCTCGCGTGGGGGGCGGTTTCGCTGCACGACTACGGCACGCTGCCGCTGTTGTCCAGCGTGGGCGTGGCGGTGGGCGACGGCAACGTTCGGCCGCTGACCCTCTGGGGCACCCTGGTCACCGTCGGCACCGCCGCCAACCTTGATCTTCGGTGGGCCCAGAACACCAGCTCAGGCACCGCCACGATCCTCAAGGCGGGTAGCTCCCTCAGCCTGGTGCGGATCGGCTGACCGTGGACGCCACGCTCCTGCCCTCCCTCATCCAGGCCGCGCCCCAGTACGCCATGGCGGCCATCCTGCTGGTGCTGCTCACCCGGGTGATGGGCCACGCCACCACCGACCGGGGCGACTACCGCGCCGACCTGGACGCCGCCGAGCAGCGCCACACCGCCGAGATCACACGACTGCGCGAGTCCTACGAGGTCCAGCTAGCCGCGCTGCGCGCCGCCTACGACGCCGAGATGGCCAGCCTGCGCGGCGCCCTGCACGACGTGCGCGACCAGCTCAGCTCGGTCACCGCCCAGGTCGACGCCGAGCGCCGCGCCCGCTGGCACGCCGAAGACGCAGCAGCAGAGGCCCGCCGGCTGGCCGCCGGCACCGCCGCGGTGCTCGCGTCCGCCACCACTACCGATACGACGGCAGGAGGCTGATCGTGGCATTCGGCATCGACATCTACGACCGTTACCAAGACGTCACCGACTGGCGCGCCGTACGTGACCACGGGGTGCGGTTCTGCATCATCAAGGCCACCGACGGCGGCGGCCGCGCGGTCGCACCGGCGGACGCGTTGGTGCGCGGCGCCCGGTCGGTGGGCATCCCGGTCGGGCTGTACCACTATGCGCAGCTGTCCCCCAGCCCGGAGATCCAGGCCGACGTGCTCGCCGGCGAGATGCGCCGGCTCGCCCCGATCCAGCTGCCCCCGGTGCTCGACCTCGAGGGCGACTTCCACCCGCGGGCCGAGGACTCGCCAGCCGTCCGTGCGCAGAAGATCAGCCGCGCGGTCGACTTCGGCCGGCGGTTCGCCACCCGGCTGTCCGCCGGCGGGCACCCGCGCGTGCTGCTGTACGCCAACACCTCGTTCCTGAGCCAGCTGCGGCCGCAGACCTGGGGGCTGCCCGGCCTGCTCATCTGGGCAGCCGACTACGGCCCCAACGACGGCCGCCGCCACCCCGACCTGTCCCCGTACACCGGGCCGGTGGCCATCCACCAATACACCGACCGCGGCGCGGTGCCGGGCATCACCGCCAGCGGGGTGGATCTCAACGAATCCCTGATCAACATCCTGGAGGACGACATGAGCGAAGACGCCGAGCGGCGGATCCGCGAAATCCAGGCCGCGCTCGGCACCGCCGAGGCGGCGACCGCCACCCCAGACAACCCAGCCGGGGTGCAGGTGGGCACCCAGGTCGCCGAGACTCGCACCGGCGTGCGCCAACTGGCGGCCGTCATCGGTGACATGCAGGCCGAGCAGGCGGCACAGCGCCAGGTGCTCAACGAGCTGGCCGCCCGGCCAGCCGCCGGCCCCACTGCGGCCGAGCTCGTTGACGAACTCCTGCACCGGCTCGCCGGCACGTGACAGCCACACCCTGGCGATGACCGCGCCCCAGCCCCAGCAGCCGGCCACGCCGCAGTCGCCCCCTCAACCGCGCCGGCCAGTGCCCAGCCGGCCGCCGCGGAACCCCATCCCGAGGAGATAGCCCGTGCCGATCAAAACCAAGCCCGCGAAGGCCATCGCGGCCGCGATCGGCGGCACGCTCACCGCCGCCGCCACCGCGCTGGCCACCGTCCAGCTCGTACTCGCCGACGACGCCGTGGACCTCGCCGAGTACGGAACCCTCGCCACCGCCGTCGTCACCCTGGTCGCCACCGTGGCAGCCGTGTGGCGGGTGCCGAACCGGCCGGTCGAGCGCGTCCCGGTAGCTGGCGGTGGGTCATGACGGAACTGGCCCGCGCCAACCGCTCCCCGTTCGACGCGATCCGCCTCATCGACCAGGACGGCGAGCACTGGTCCGGTCGGCAACTGATGCCGCTGATGGACTACTCACAGTGGCGGGACTTCGCCGTGATGGTCGAGAAGGCCAAGGCATCGCTTGAGTTGGTGCAAGGGCGGGACGCCGCCGCGGCGAATTTTGCGGACATGCGCAAGATCTCGGCGACGCGACCAGGCGCCGACTACCGGCTCACCCGGTTCGCCGCCTACCTCGTGGCCATGGCCGGCGACGACACCAAGCGCGCGGTCGCCGAGGCCCGGATCTACTTCGCCGTGAAGACCCGCGAAGCCGAGATGTCCGCCAGCACGCCAGCTCTGCCGGACATCACCACGCCAGCCGGCGTGCTGGCCATGGCCGACATGTTCGCCACCACCGCCCGCCAACTGGTGGCCGCGACCGACCGGATTGCCGAGCTGGAACCGAAAGCCGACCTCGCCGACACCTACCTGATCGCCGACGGCGGCACCCGGCTGGTCCGTGAAGTGGCAAAGCTGCTGCAGCTGCGCGAAGGGGAACTCCGACGGTTCCTGCTCGACGAAAAGCTGATCTTCGCCAAGCATGCTCCGTGCGGCAACGTCCAGTACGACCTCTACGCCGAGCACGCCCACCACTTCATCGCCACCGAGACCATCGTCAACCACACGTGGGGCTCGTGCACGCACTACACGCTGCGGATCACCCCGCGCGGGATCGACCTCATCCGCAAACGCCTCACCGCCGCACGCGCCCCCGCCCTCGCCTGACCTTCCCCAACGAGAAGCGCCGCGCCGCCCCACACGAAGTGGGGCGGCTTTCGTGTGTGTCACCGGTCAACAGCCCTGCACGATCTGGTACACCCGCTCCCGGCTCAGGCCCGCGGCGCGGGCGATGGCGGTCCGTGGGGCACCGACCTTGAACGCGGCACGTACGGCGGCGTCACGGCACTCCTTGGCGGTTTCCAGTGCTGCCGCGGCGGCTTCCACGTCCGCGAGAACGTCGCCGGAGCCGGACTGGGAGCGGACCTCGCTCCGGATGAGTTCGGCCCCGGCCTCGGTGACACGCTCGGTGGCCGGGTCGTACAGGGCCGGGTCGTCGTTGATCTGCCCGGCCAGGGCGTCAATGGTCTCGCGCGAGACGTCCAGCTCTTCGGCCAGCTCGCCGAGGTCGTAGACGACGGGGTTTGCGGTGGTGTTCGTCATGTAAAGAAAACTACACGTCTAACAGAGCAGTGTCAAGTTTCCTACACAAGCTCGCCGCGCGTGTCCTGGACCGCATGTAGCGCGAACCCGACCCCTCACCGTCCGGAGAAGAGTCGGGCCCACTTCCTCGGCTACCGCCTCGGC